CCAGACTTCATTGAAGCCTTCATTGGTACTGGAAAATATTTGAGAGAACTGTGTACGGTTAATGTCGTCGTATACAAAGCGCAATAAGTCGCAGCGCAGTGTTTGCACCCGACCGTCATACTTGTAGAACTTATCTTGCCCCATCCAATACGCAGTGCCGTTGGTGTACGTTGCGGCGTTAAGGCCCACAATAGAGATGTTATCGCTTAGTAGTTGAGAACCCCAAACATAGGGTGGCCCAAGATACTGCAAGGAATATAGTGCTGAGTCAGTAAACACCAAAATCTCTTGGCGGGCTTGCAGTGCTGTCTGAATAGCAGAACCATGCGACAGGCGCAGGCTACCAGATTGGTTTGTAATTGCAGGTGTCCAGTTGGTAACGCTCTCTTGGTCAGACCAGCGGATCAGCATAGGGTCGTACACTGTGCTAAGGTAGTCGGTAGCACCAAAACAGAATGTAAACCGGCTGGCATCTGACACCAAAATTGAGTTTTGGAAGTCTGGAACGTCACTAGCCCCAGCCAAAGATGACACAAGAACTGCGCGAATTGAAAGTATATGGTCACCCGACCCAGCGGAAGTGGTGTTTATAAAAGTCCCTGCCACATAATTTGCATACGTAGTGGACAGCTTGTAAGTAGTATCTGTAACGTATGTAACGTAATACACAGTAAACGGCACAAGGGGTAACGGCAACGCCCCTGTGGTCTCAAACATTATCACGGTACCACTTGGTAGGGGTGTAGTTGTATTGCTAGTTAAAGTAACAACCGCAGGGATTGCATTAGAGATTGTTACCGTGGTGGGAAACAATACAGTCGGCGCTGTAGTGGCGTTCCAGTAGTACAAATGCCCCAGTTTTGGGCCAAGTACGAGGTTTTCACCAAAGTTATATTGGCTCCATACATTAAGGGTAGCCCGTGCGTCGTATCCTAACCCGCCCCAGTTTCCACTACTCCATGAATTAGCGCTCCAACCAGCAGCGCTGGTAGAAATAGCCGAGCCGATGTGCAGTATGTACGCTGCATAGACTACAGAACCACCCCCTGAACCAGAGGCGTTTGCCACGGTGGTAGCAGTTACTTGGTATGAGCTTGCTACTGGAGTAGCTGTAATAGTGGTAGAGGCGACAGTTTGTGAGGCGCTAACTGTGTAAGTACCAGTTCCTCCGGTTCCTGTACCAAAGGCAGTAATCTTAGTGCCCCCAGTAACACCCGAACCAGTAAGCACATGCCCAACAGCTAAAGCACCACCAGAAAACGCCGTAACGGTTAGGGTAAACCCGGAGATACTTCCCGTGGTAGTTACAGTTGACAGCACTGTGGCTTCGTATTCTCCGTTAAGAGTTACGTTATTAACTGCTGTAGCCCCTGAAAAAATAACAAAATCGCCTGTTAGGGGTATGTAAGAAGCAGATACTACCGTAACTGAAGACGACCCGTTAATTGTAGTAAACGGGCTAGGTGAAAGTAGGTAGGTGCCTGATATTGGCGTAATGTCGGCGTATTGACCTGTCTGTTCAATGTAGAACTTTTTATCTGTACCTACGCCTACAAGGTTTGCACCGGCTGTAGTAACCCAATTCCATAAAGATCGGCAGAGACCTATAAACGTATTAGCTGAAAGACGAGTCCACCCACCAATTTTCTCCGGTGTGCCCTGACGGAAACGAACCATCTCAGATTCATAATAGCCGCCTTCGTTGGTGTAACGAGTGTTCTCGCGGTTAACACCGGGCTTTAGGACAACTTTTTGTAAGGGCATAGCTCATTTTCCCATGAATCAGACAAAAGGTCGAGTACCTGATTTGTCAATGATAAGCGCATTGCCTCTGGGTTCTGCATCTTCTGTGTTGGGTATGCTGATGTGCGTCCAACGATCGTACTCACGGATAATTTGGTCAAAGGGTAAACCCGCAGCGATCACAGCGCGGACTACCTCATCTGGGGTCACTCCCGGTACTCGAAGGTCAGCCGCGCACCCCTTACGGTGCTGAGACTTGTCAGAACTCCCAACTGCATCATTGACCTGCTTACTGCGGAACGCAGAGTTAATCATTATGGGTTTACCACCTAGTGTGTCTTTGACTTGCTCCAGCAGTTGCGCCAAGCGTTGCAGGTTGCTTATTTCTTCCTGTGTCGGGCTGTTGTCAAACTCCCTGTGATCGGTGACGGTGAGTTCGTCAAGGGTAAAATGGGGTGAGAGATTCATTTTTTACCTTTCATGTCGGCTAATTTCTCAAGCGTTCTGCCGCCAAAATACGCACCCATCACAAGCATCCCCCACTGCCCAAGCAGCGTAACGTAAGACTCGGAAATTTTAAATCCAAAGCCGTCCAGAATAGCCAGCGTAAGGTACGCTGTCAGGATATACACCAAGGTCATTGGGCGCACATTTTTAGACAGCCACGAATCTGAGGCCATGTCAGCAGTCCAGCGGTCTGTAGTGTTTTGCTGCTCGGCTTTAAACATCTCGGTCTCGTTTGCCATCTTCGCCAGTTCACCGTTTTGCTGCATCTGAAACAGTTCAGCTTTGGCCTTTTCAGCGGCAATCGGATCAGGCAAAAAACGGTCAATGAGTTTGCCCCCAATAGCGGCAAGTGGGTTCAGGTCACTCAAGGTCATTGTTTACTCCTAGATAACATGGTTGCGGCAATACTCAGCATGGTTCGTGCTGATTCTAAGTTTTCGGGTTCGGTTTCCCATCCCACGGTTATCTGCCCCACGAACCGCCCCGGCTCTGGTGGAACACTGATTCTGCAAGTGTAGGTAACGCCCTTGTTGATGTACCAAATACCCATCTCAGACTGCGCCGTGCGGTACTCACCGCAAGGAATTTCGTTTGCCATCAGCTTTACAACGTCGGCGTTGTTGGCTGCATTCTGTGTAAACAGTCCTACATCCAACCCATCATTGGTTTTATCTCGACCGTCTTTGGCATAAGCTCGATATAAGACCCTAGTCCCAAACATTGGGTTGACTTTGAACACTGCAACGATAGTGGCGTTGGTGGTTTTGAACAGGTGGGCAGAGGCATCTTCAACCCTGTCTTCGGCAATGCTGGGTATCTTCTTGGATTCTTTGTAAGCCCCAATCAGCAAGTCTTGATTTGTGTACACAAAATAACCAGCAAAAGCAACTACGCCCATGACAAGGATAGCGATAAGTTTAAACGGTGAATCCACATACCCCAGAACTTTGTCAAGGGTCGAATTGGCATTTAAAGTTTCTTCGCTCACAGCTTGCCTTTCATTGCAATAATTCCCCACGCCACCAAGAAAAATATGGCAGCGGCTACCAGTATGCAAAGCGCCATCGTAATGGCTTCGTCTATCTCTTGCTTGCGGTTCTTTGCCGCCCTAGCATCCAATATCTCCTGCGTCCTGCGCTTCTGCACAATCGAGTTACGCTCAAGCAGAATCTGGCTCCAAAGCTGGCTGTGGCCTTGGTTGATAAAGTGCCACTTCAGTTCTTCCTCAGCTTTGTTTAACTCATGCAGTTGCATGACCGTGGACATCGCTTGGCTGGTGTCTGAACTGTACTTTTTCTTCGGGTCTTTTACCGCTTCCTTGGCAACCTTTTCTTTCGCATCAAAAAACTTCATCACGTCATTCGTGATGCCTTGGACATCCTTACCCATTTTGATTGCGGCTTGGATACCTTTTATAGCACCCTGTGCTATGGCAAATGCGCTAATTGGGTCGATCATTTTTGACCTCCAGAACCCAACGGCACACCCTCCCGTCTTTGTCTAAAAACTCATTGGCTCCATACTTCTCGCTCGGCAAAACGACACGGCACACCAACACGATTTTTGTCTCGGTGTTGGGCCATTGAATTTGAGCAGAGGCAATTGCATCAATCACAAAAAATTAAACATTACTATTTAACGCAGTTCGTACCATGCATTTAATGTTGGAGACCCTACTGTAATAGCAAACGCTACCAAGTAAGTGGCCCCAACGGGAACAATAATAGTACCTGCAAAAGGATAACTACCACCCGGTGTGTACCAATTTCCAAAATACACTGATACACCACCATTCATAGTGCAGTACATAGCCCCACCACTGCCTCCGTTTGTATACCCAAAAACAGAAAGCTCGATAGGTTTTCCTGTACTATTTGTGTATGTTGTGCCGAGAGCACGTGAGGCAGATACGTTTGTCCAAGTTTGACCAACCCCAATTCCTTGGTTAGCCGCAGACTGCCATACCTGTACCGTGCCTGTTATGGTTGTGCTAGATACCGTCTGTGACGCGCTTACCGTGTATGTGCCTGTGCCGCCTGTGCCTGTACCAAGCGCGGTAATAGTTGTACCCCCAGTAACTCCTGTGCCAGAGATGGTCTGACCAATGGAGAGGGTTCCAGAGGCAACCGCAGACACAGTCATTGTTGTGCTACTAATAGCTGCGGTAACCACCGCTACAGATGCAGTAGAAGTAAGTAAGTTTCCGTCAGTTCCGGGGGCTACTAAGGTTACATTTTCTGTGTCTTTGCCGATAACAACGCTGTTGCGGGTAAGTGTTGCTAACCCTGTCCCACCATTAGCCACGGGTAAGGTTGTTGTGGACTGCCATATCTGCGCCGTCCCAGTTATAGTGGTGCTAGACACTGTCTGCGATGCACTTACCGTATATGTGCCTGTGCCTCCCGTACCTGTTCCAAGGGCAGTGATGGTTGTACCCCCAGTAACTCCTGTACCAGTAAGCACCTGCCCAATAGCAATAGTCCCAGAGGTTACCGCAGCTACGGTCATTGTTGTAGTGCTGATAGATGCGTTAAATACTGCCACATCAGAAGCAGAAGCAAGAAAGTTTCCAACAGTTCCGGGGGCTACAAAAGCTACGTTGTCCGTGCCTTTACCGACGACTAGGCTGTTACGGGTAAGAGTTGCTAGCCCTGTGCCACCGCTGGTTACGGGAACAGTGCCAGTCGCAGATGTAAGTGAAATAGCCTCAAAATCAGCGCCGTTCCAAGCAGCTACGCACTTGTACCCTGCTGGGACAGTGATCCCTGTAGTCGGCCCAACACCGACAAGTTTGATGCTCTGTGTGCTGGATGTCTTGTTAATGACGACGTAGGTCTTAGACTGCGCTGGAGCCGTGATTGTCCGAGTAACTGTGCCGCCTGCAGTCCACAAAATGATTGCCTGACGCGCTTGGTTTGCTACCTGAACGGTGGTAGAAAGAGTTACATCCGCATCAGAGCTAAGGGTAGTGGTTCCTGAAACTGCATCGTCAAGCAAGGATGTAATTGCATTATTGACGGTGTCGCCCCATACACCAGACAATTCGCCTGTAACGGGGAGGGCTAAACCTAAAAGCGGTGTTGATGCAGTAGTCATAAGGTTCCTTTACTGTAAGTTGTCTATTGGTGTCCAGCCTGCGGACTCTGTTGTATCCACTGCCGTCCAGCCTGCTGTTTCAGGGTTATTGATTACTGCCCAGTTTTCAGTTTGAGCACTGTTTACCAGAGACCAGCCTGCTGTTTCTGGGTTGTTAATAAGCGCCCAGTTTGCCGTCTGGTCGTCGATAATTTTAATCCAGCCCGCTACCTCTGTATTGTCCAACAAATTGATGTTTTCGGCAATAACGGCTTGGAACGCAGCTTGAACGGCTGGCACGTCCACAATACTGATATTTTCAATGACCGTGAAGTAAACCTCAAGGATAGCGGTCTGGGTGGTATCTACGCCAAAATTCTCTGTAATATCCAAGAAGAATATCGAAATGATGGTGATGGCTTCGGCAACCGTAATGTCTTCGGTGATGCTGGCTAAAAACTGTGCAGCAATGGCTTCAGCTTCTTCTAGCGTAATGGCTTCGGAAATAGCTACGGCAAACTGCGCCGTCATAACCCGTATGTCGTCTACAGTGATTGGTTCCGTAATGTTCTGCAGGAACGCAGATGCCTGAGTGCTGCTGTCTTCTATGGTAAACGGCTCCGAGCGGTCATTTAGCATAGCTGTGTAAACAACTTGGCTGTCTTCGAGAATGATGTCTTCTGTCTGGGATACAGCAAAGTCGGCAAATACTGCTTGGCTGTCCGAAAGGATTATGTCTTCTGCTATGGATTGCAGGAACGCAGATGCCTGTGTGCTGAAGTCGTCCAGCGTGATTGTCTCTGTAACGCTGCCAAAGTAATTAGTCCCTGCGTCGTTGTCAACGTCGTCTACCCCGATTGGCTCGGTGACGGATTGCAGGAAGGCAGATGCTTGGGCGCTAAAGTCGGTTAGGGCGATGTCTTCAGAGATGGATAGAACGAATGCCGTCCCGCCAAGCGAGGCAAAGGACGATTGGGCAAACGCTGCTATTCCGAACATTATTCGTACAAGATGTTTATGGAGCCAGCATCAAAGGTGTCTGTTCCGTTGACTGTGGTTATGCGAACACGGTCAAGAGTACCACCAAGGGCAATGTTTCCACCAGACAAAGCAGATATTCCAGCGTTTGAGAAAGATATGTTTGAACTATTTACCCACGTTGTGCCCGTAATTAAAGTTATTACCGCATGACCATTTCTAACACCCGTTGCTGTTATAGACGCAGCAGAAGCCTCTACACCGAACCCTGTGGTTTGTGTAGCACCGACAATCGTTCCTGTATTAACCAAAGAGGTAGATGAACTTAAATAGCCAGTAGTAATTACAGAGCCAGCACCAATTTGAATTTGCACTACGGATGAACCGCTTGTACTAACCCCAAGAAAAATTACGGTAATCCGTTTCACCCAAGATGGGATGCTTGTGAAGTTAATAGCCGTACCCGATGTGGAAGCTACGGCTGTGCCAGACGTAATCACGCTTGCGCCCATTACTGGAGTCCCGTTAATTGTTGGGCTGGAAAGGGTTGGGCTGGTTATTGTTTGCCCAGAGGCTATCAGTCCCCCTGCTACTTGTGTTAAAGCCATTATTGGTTCTCCTCTGCTGGCAATGGTGTGTTGCCTTCAGCAAGCCAGCGTAGGTACTCGGCGTAGTCTGTGTTGTCGGGGTCGAAGGGGATAAAGGCATTGTCTAAAACGCGCATTACTTGGTTTTGATTGTTTGTCAATTTGTACATTTATAACTCACAATTCTATTGACGCTGTATAGCCAAACACTCCCGCGCCTGCTCCAGAAATGCTAACGCCAAAGCCACGTACTGTACTTGCCGAGGTCACGGAGCAAGAGCCAGTCTGGTTGGTTAGTACAACGGTTGGAGTTGCGCGTTTATCAACGGCATAACTAATGCTGCCAGCAGATATGTTGACTGAATCTCCCCGCGTGGTCACACAAGCCCCGTTTGATGTTTCGTAATACCGTTGACACAAAGCCAACTCCGTACCATATAGACGGTACTCAAATGGGGATGCTGTGCTGCCTTTTTCTAGCTGTACGCCTGTGACGTAGAAGGTTGCGCCTGATGTGCCGACTACGCTGACCGCGCCCGTGGCTGAAATAAAATTACCAGCGGCCCACGCTCCAGCAGTTCCACTAAAAGTTGAACCAACACCTAATCCAAACTGAAGTCTAATACCAACTCCATTAGTTGTTAGCCAAGTTCCTGATGTATCACCGGGAATAGTTATTGTTTCGTATTCCCATGTGTTTGCTGAAGAAATGGTGTATGTAAAAGGATAGCTTCTGTCAGCAGCAGAATTACGCAAAGCCCCGCCAAAAGTACCAGTTAAGCTAGAACGCACCCAAAATGATAATGTAATTGGCTGTGCGTTTGCAGACCCCCACCCCAAGTCTGCGACGTTATAACCCTCAATATACTGGAATACTCCAAAAATGTCTGAAGAAAGTACACTGTAAGCAGAAGAGGATGTAATCCCTAAATAATTTACAAATCCTGCTGGCGGAGTTACTGAACCCGCGTTTTGCTGGGCAGTCATTTTTGATGTTTGACCCGCATAAGGAAGCCACCTATCAACAGAATATGCTGAAGTGGTAGCGCTAACACTCGCCCCCGCATTACGCTGGTCAATCACCATTGCACCGTTGATGATGCGGTTTCTAAAAGATACGTTGTTTGCGCCGCTTTGGGCGATGTTTACTGCGAATGTCATGCTGTGTCCTTATTCGTACAGTATGTTAATTGAGCCAGCATCGAAGGTGTCTGTACCATTTACTGCGGTAAGGCGAACCCTATCTAAGACCCCCGCAAGGTCTATAGTCCCTATAGCGTTAAAAATACTATCAGAAGCGGGGCGCGAAAATAAACCAGTAATTGACCACTTGTTACTACCCAGCAAAGTTATTGTAAAAGCCCCACCCAATACGGCGGCTGCGTTGTCTATGTTAATACCAATACCAGATGTGTAAGATGTAATTGCTACTGCTGCCCCGTTTGTAAAACGAGCGCCAGACCCTAAATATCCGGTGCTAGTAACGCTACCACTTCCAAGTTGTAATATCCAATTTGATGACCCACTGGTACTTACCCCATTTAATATCACAGTAATCCGCTTTACCCAAGACGGAATACTGGTGAAGTCAATCGAAGTACCCGATGTGGAAGCTACGGCTGTGCCAGATGTAAGAACACCCACACCCGTGGGTGTACCAGATGTTACAGGGCTGGAAAGGGTTGGAGTTGTTAAAGTAGGCGTAGTCAACGTCAAACTAGAGGCCAAGTACGTAGAATTAACCGCACCCGCCGTAGCAGGGATGGCATTCAGCACCGAACTTACCAAGAAGCTCTCTGTGACTACGCTGTCGCCTACTGTGCAGGCGTTGTTCAAGACTACCGTTGTGCCTGTGGTGGCTACAAAGTCAACGCCATTATTTACTAGCCGTACCCCGTTCCTGTAAACGTCGATGTAGCCAACGGTGTAGGAAGGAACACTGAATGATGTCTGGCCCGCTGTTGCGGTGAAGTTAGTTACGGTTCTGTAGGCTGTAGTTGTTACGCCACTGGCTGGGATGCCAAGGTATCTGACGCTGATGTTGCTTGTACCGCTTGGTGGAGCGGCTGAGAAAGTCAGGGTTGTGCCTGATACGGAGTATGTACTTGGGTCTTGGAGTACGCCCGTTACAGCAACAATGATTGAAGACGTGTTGGCAGGGGCCACCGTCATGGTGTAGGCTACAGTCGTTCCATCCCCGCTGAACGTATCCGTCAGGAAAGCGGCTGAGATTGGGGTGTTGCCGATGTATGACATATTAGAAAGTTATCGTTCCCGACCCTGTAAATGTAAAGATGTAGTTACCACCAGAGGATGTTTGGGTATATGTACCTGTAGCTGTCGCAAGTGGGTAGACGCTTGAGTAAGAAATAATCACAACGCCAGAACCACCTGCTCCACCAGTAGCTTTTATGGTTGTAGCAGAACCCCCGCCGCCGCCACCACCACCAGTATTTGCCGTTCCAGAAGTTGCTATCGCTCCATTATTGCTACCTGCGCCGCCGCCACCCGCACCTCCAGCGCCCGGTGTAGTTGTGGGATAGCCACCGCCACCGCCACCGCCGCCGTATGTGACGCTACTGCCACTTATGCTGCTTGCGCTACCAGCACCACCAGCACCACCAGCACCACCATTTATACCTGCTGCGCCAACAGCACTAGCACCGCCACCGCCGCCACCGCCTCCAGTAACACCACCTGTGCCTCCAACACCGCCAGCAAATCCTTGACCCGATGTTCCAGCACCACCTAAACCAGCAGTACCGCCCAATCTTCCACCGCCACCTGACCCGCCAGCAACACCATTGCTAGTATTTGCTCCGCCGCCTCCGCCTCCGCCAACGGCAGATGTTCCATATGCGCTAAAAGTAGAATTACTACCGTTATTACCCGTTCCTGTTGTAATTGCCGCGCCTGCGCCAACTGTAACTGTATACGCAGTACCTACACTAGCAGCTAAACCAGAGCCAGACAATAATCCACCAGCACCTCCGCCACCTTCGCCACTATCGTTAATCGCAGATGAGCTACCGCCTGAACCACCACCCGCAACAATTAAATAAGATACAGGAACTGTAGAAACACCTGTTCCGCCATTAAAAGTTGGCAAAACCCCCGATACAGCTTTGGTTAGGTTAATGGTACTGATAGCCATATTAAGCCCTTGTTACTTCTTTCCAAGACGTAGTTGTCTCATCCCACTCGTAGACCTTATCGTCTGTTGGCATCGGTGTCGGTGCGCTCCATAGGCAAGTATCGTCGTTTAATACCCAGCTTGCAAATGGCTTTGGTGGGATAAATGCGTCTTTTGTGCGGTCGTAGGAGTAACCAACCCCTGCGTAGTTTTTACGCAATGGAGTACCGCCGTTACGATGCTGACCGCCGTATGTGTTGTATGAAGTCTGAATCCACTCACCGGGGCTTGAGTCCACGAATGTTTGAAAGAACTCAGGTTCAGCAACGATAACTTGTGTGACCGTGCCGTCTACTACTTTTGCAAAATGTGACATGTGTTTCCTTTATGCTGTGTAAGTGCCAGATGATGTAAAGGTATGGTAGGTGTAGCCGCCAGCACTGGTCACTGTACCGCCTGTGCCTTTTTGTGAGCCAAGGTAGCGAATTACAACCACACCAGAGCCGCCGCCACCTGAAGGGTACGAAGGATAAGTTGAATATGAAGTGTCGCCTGTGCCACCACCTCCGCCACCAGTATTTACAGTTGCATTTGTTCCGCCTCTTGCCCCACCGTTTGATGATCCCGCCCCTCCGGCTCCTCCACCGCCGGTTCCGCCTGCACCTCCCAAGCCAGAACCAACACCGCCGCCACCGCCACCGCCTGCGTACGAAGTCCCAAGAGATTTCCAATTTATTCCCGCACCACCAGCGCCGCCTACTGTTACGGTTGTTCCATCAACACTTGAGCCAGCCGCATTTTTTCCACCGCCACCACCAGCAGTTAAATAGTTTTGTGCGCCACTAAAACTCAAACTTCCTCCGGCACTACCTTGACCAGAAGTTCCAGATCCGCCAGTTAAAGTTGACCATCCAGCACCTCCACCAGAACCTCCTGATGTTGCAGATCGATAACCACCGGACGCTTGATAAAAACTACCAGTACCGCCGCCTATGCAAGTATTTCCAAAACCGGTTGAATTTGAACCGTTGTTGCCTCCACCATCACTTGCAGAATAAGCTGCACCACCAGCGCCAATCACAAGAGAATATGCACTACCAGAGAAAACCGTAGCAGTTGAATCTATTGCTCCGCCTGCACCACCAGCGCCTGCGCCTACGTTTGGCGCTCTTGCGCCTGATCCTCCACCAGCAACAACCAAATATTCAATTTCATAAGTCAACGAATAATTAACCCATTCGCCGTTTTGATATGCTTCTAATTTAGCTAGAGTTGTGTTATATCTAATAGCCCCGTTTACAGGACTGCTTGGTCTTTGTGCGGTTGTTCCCGAAGGTAAATTCATAGCGGATGTACCCGCCCCACCATAAACATCTAAAGCCGTAGTTGTCACCGTACCCTGACCCGGTGCTATGACCTGAGTGATGGGGCTGGTGTAGTACACATAGATGTTGTTAGTTCCGCTCAGTGGAGCAGAAGTAAACGTGATGGTGCTGCCGCTGACCGTATAAGCCGAACTGGGGTTCTGGGCTACGTTTTCAATCGTGACTTGGACTTGGGCCACAGACGCAACTGGGCGAGACAGCGTAAATGTCGTGGCAGAACCCGTACCACTGAAATAATCAATGGCTGGCGTGAAAGCCTGTGTGGTGTTGGTGTTGCCTATAAAAGCCATTTAGACCACCGTTAATCCTGATACCCAAGCGTCTGCCGATGTAGCCGCACTTGAGACTACAACCAAAACATCTGAAGCCTGCAAAATAATTCTGTTGCCTTGGATTACCTCTAACGACCCACCAACCGGAACGGTGGCTGTTTCTACCAAATAGTAGTTGACCGCCGAACGGGTAATGTAAACGTCACAGGTAATCGGGGAAACGGAAGTGTTGGACACCACAAGGCTGGCTACAGCCAATGTGCCAGAAGAAACTGTTGTGACGGTTGAACCGCTGGTGCTTACATTCTTAACCCCATACGATACGTTGGTGTATGTTGCCATTTCTTATCCCATCATAAAAGCAAAATAGTACGCTTGGTCAACTGAGGCTGCGGTGCTTGCTGCCCATGTTGGGCCTGTACCATTTGAAGTCAAAATATACCCGTTTGCACCAATCGGCAATTTAGACAGGGCAGTGCCAGAAACGTAGTAAGAAATGTCGCCAGCAGCGTAGCTGGTTAGACCCGTACCGCCGTAATTAGCGGCAATTGTTCCACCCTGCCATGTACCGCCTGTGATGACCGTAGAGTTCATGTTAAGGGCGTTAGTACCCCAAGTCACATTTTCTGGGAGATACCCGTGGTAGTCCCATGTACCCGCAACAGTGGCGTTAGATACCAATACAAGTTCAATCGCGCCACCAGAGGTAATCGTTCCAATCGAGCCAGTGGCATAGTCTTGGAGTGTCAGTGTTCCAGTTGCGTTATTGTTAAACCCAAACGCTACGCCTGTACTCAGGGTAGTCGCATCAGGCATTGTGTAAGTCTGATTGCCTGTGCCAGTAAGGGTCTGAGAGTAACTAGATGCCGCAGTTAGCGCCGTTGTGCCACCTGCCGCTGCGATAGAGGTATTGGACTGGTTTAAACGGTTAATAGATACGTTCTGGTTGGCATCACGAATCATTACCGAGTTAGCGCCGGAGGAAGAAGTTACACCTGTGCCACCATAAGCCACACCTACGGTTGTGCCTTGCCAAGTACCAGAAGCAATTGTGCCCAACGGACTGACGTTACCAGATGCGTCTAAATTAACAGACTTGCTAGATGGATAGGTTACAAAGACATTGACCGTACCGCTGAACGTAACCGCTGACCCAGAATTGCTGGATGCCAGAATGGTTGTGCGTGTTAGCGTAGGCCCGGTAGTTGAGTACGTACCAACACCAACTTCCCAATTACCCGTAGCGTCAAAGGAAGAGTAGTACGTGGTATTACCGTTGCCAACCACGGCAAAGGATTGGAAGCCCGCGACAGAGCCAGTAAGCGTAAAACTTACTGTGGTGTTGGCTGTGCCAGTCTGTTGTACCCGGTCATTGAGGGCTAGAGCCATTTAAGACCCCTTATGAAGTCGCGGTAGTCGAGTAGGTAACAGTTACGGTATCACCAGAAGTAACAGTCTTGGCAGTGCTGAAGTTTCCTTCGGAGTACAAAGTACCCGCAGTGCTAGAGATTGTGCTGACCGCGCCAGTACCTGTCACCAAGAAGCAACCGTAAACAGTAGCAGAACCCGTCATCGTGTAGGTAATTGCTGTGGCTGTAGACGTAGTAACGTTTGATGGGGTTGACCCTGATGAGCTAGCTGCGCCGAATACCGCAGTACCACGCACACCTGAACCGCCAACGGTGTAGGTGGTCAACTCAGTCCATGTCTTAGAAGCCATAGTGTCTGCGGCTGCAAACGTGGTGCTGTTGTTAATCAGGCCAAGGAACGGCCCGACTGTGGTGTATGTTCCAGAGGTACGGAGCAGGGTGTCCAGCAACAACTGTTTACCAATAGCAACGACCAAGTTAGGAAACTCTTCGTTCCACTTGATATTACCCTGCGCGTCACGGCACTCGACTTTGTAATAGCCTTCGATGCCCATACCTTCTGGGATAGACGCATTAGCTTGCAGGGTGGCTACAGCGTTGTCTCCAAAACCTGATTGTTCTTTGTGCATGGTGGCTCCTAATTAGAACTGCGAATTAACGCAGAGGTGGCTGTATTAGCTGGCATTGTGATGGTGAACGTACCGGTAGATGTCTTATCTGAACCGAAATCCAACACCGCAATGGATTTATTTCCTTGGCTGTAATTGTAAATCAAGGCACACCGTGCTGTCACTGATGTTGACCATGAAACATTTGCAAAATTAACGTATACCGTATAGCCAGAAGAGTTAAGCGTTACCCCTGTCATAATCTCACCACCCGCTGTATAGCCTGACGCTACAACCTCATTGGATGTGCTATACACCGTGGTATCTTCATCAAGACTAGCATCTGCCGTGTATAAGGCAATCTTGATTGTGTCCGTCAGCAGGTTATGCACCGCTTGGTACACCTCTGCTTTAAATGAAGTAGTCTGTGTTTGGACGATCATTACATGACCCCATTATTCTGGGGTAAAGGCGCAGCGCGGTACTGACCACTACGATACGCATCGCTACGCTCAAGGCCATCACCCAGACGTTTAGCAAGCATTAACGCTTCCTTGTACTTGCCATCGTACAGTGCAACCATGTCGGCTTCGCCCTTCATGTAGGTATACGCCTCTACCAACGCGCCGTAAAGCAGCACAGAGTCAAAGTTGTCACCTAACCAAGTGGTTAACGCAGTGGTAATGGACTCTGGGTAGTAGTAGTAGTGAAGCTCTGCAGAATACGTAGCATCCGGCGTTGGGCCAAGAATGAACGAAAGCTCATTGCTGATTGTGGAGCTAGTAACTGTTGGGCCAAACAAGGCGTAGTACTTAGGGGTAGCTGTGTCAGTTGGCTGTGGATACGCTTCACGAATGAAGTTGACATCCTTGTTAAGTAAAAACGTGTACACCCCAGCCGCATCAATTACCGCTAAAGAATAAGACGAAAGGTAGTCGTTGGGGCACGACAGGTACTTGTTGTTAACTGTAACTGACCCCGTCACGTTTTTTCGCAACGAGGGGAACTGAACGGTGTTGTAAACGCGCTGCTCTGCCTGCTGAATGAACGTATTCATGTCAGTAGTGCTGAACGTGTTCTCCGTGTAATCGGAGATTGCAGTGACTAGAGCAGCGTAGTTCATACTTTATGCCATTGGGCCTCGTGCCATTAAACCTTTGGTAGCCGCGCCAGTTCCACGGACTTTGATGCCAGAGGTTTTGGTTGGCTCATTACCAGCAGATTTGCTGATGCCGCCGATACTTACATCGTAGGTGTCCAGCTTGCTACGGTTAGGTGTTTTTCCGGGGTTCTCGGAAATTGCAAAAGGTTTGCCATCCATAGTGTGGGGCTTGGCGTAAACGCTGGCATCGCCAACTTCCTTGCCCATCAGTTTTTTGCTAAAGGTTGCCATATTAGCCTCGCTTTTGGTTAGCTACTTTAGCAAGGCCACGGCCTAGCTTCAGCATTTCTTCGTTGGTCTTTCCGCCTTTGCCGCCTTTTCCACCATGCTGAATACCAACGGAAGGGCCGCTATCGCCAAGATTTTTACCTTTGGTTTTGCCTTTAGAGGCTACACCGTCTGCAGATTTTGTAAATGCCATGATTAACTCCTATGAAACGCTTACTGTACCAACACTTGTAGTCGCAACCAAATAATTTGGGGTTAACACTACATCAAAAAAACTTGATCCACCAACAGGGTTCCATCCCCACTGGATGTCCCTAGATCCGCCACTATTGTATCCGTCAGTCATCTGTCCGGAGACAAAATATGTGGTATCTCTACGAGGATTCCTCAAAGCTTGAGGATCATCTACAGGATACATGCCCAACTGGAGTTGGGGCTGATCTGGATCCCAGCAACTCTTACAGACCAAAAGGTCATAGACCTTAGTCTTAATAATCTCTTTTTTCAGGTCAACAAGTTTAAACTGCGCTCCGCATCTATCGCAGATTGCAATTGCCTTCTTACCTGAAGCAAACCTATTAGCCATTTAAATGTAAGTCTGTCGAGGAACAAACCGCAGAGCGGCTGTTTCACGGTCTTC